CATTGACTTATTACCACATGACTAAAAGCAACTGCATAAACATTGATTGCCAAAATGCGGCTCCATTGGTTGTACCAGTTGGATTATCAATTAATGACTGTGCTCTAGATTTATCAGCCTTATATTTTACTAATACTAAGTCTCCAGATAACTGTGACAACAAGGAATAAATATCAGAGTATTCCAGAGCATTATCTGCAGATACATACTCATCTTCAGTCTTATTTAATGCAGACCAAATACCAGGATCATCGTTCAGAGAAATAGCAGATTTATTGGTAGGAGCTTGATTAAAAATTGGCATTTTTATTCACCTCCTTTACTGCTATTCCCCTTACTTCTGCCAATGAATTCAAAAACATAGCCTAAAACAACCAAACTAATTCCTATTGAAAAAAGTCCAAATGTATTATTGATAGTAAAAAATGCAATACAAAAGAAAATCATTGCCAAAATCCAAGCAATGATATCACTGTATAACCATAATTTTTTTAAAACTTTTTTTGTCAGTTTAATCATCTCCTAGTCCCGAATTTGGATTTTTAAACCAGTCAAGAACCTGTTGTTCAGTCATTCTATCTACTTCCGTTTCCTTAGAATTAATATCAGCATTTTCATCGTAATAATACATCCCTTGAAATAAGGCATCAATTAAAGCATCGACCACATCAATTTTTAGAGTTGCTTTCATCTTATCTATTTGAATACCAACTTTATCTTCTTTAACTACAGCATTCAGCAATGCCTTTTTCATGATAGGATCATCATTTATCGTAGCTTTATGAGTAATAAATTGCTCTTCTAAAAATTTTGTTGGGTTGGCCAACTGCAGTGTAGTTTGCTGAATATCCATAATATTCCAATTAGTATTTACGTTTAATGACTCCACTATTTGTTTAACCTGGAATGATCCCCAGCGATCATAGCCAAAGAAAACCACTTGTAGATGATGTTCTTCTACGAATTGAAGCAGCCATTTATAAACTTGTTCAGGATTGATAATGCCATCTGGATGTTCTGTAATATCACAATATCCTTTTTTGGCCAACTCACGATATGGTAGTCCATCCTGATTTTCTTTTACTTCAATCGAACCTGCTTTTTGAAATGGAATAAATGAATGCTGCATAAAATGAAATTTTCCATCACCATATGGAAATGCAAAACTAATTGCAGTGTTATCAGAGAACATTGAGTAGTCAAATCCGATGAATACCTCACGATTATCTATTGTAAAGTCCTCTAGAATTGCGCTCTCAACATCATCTAATTTAAGAAAACTATCCCTAGATTGCTCAAGCCAAATGTTTAGAGATTTATTTTGAAATTTATCAACTGAATCAGTTAACAAAGCATTTCCACGATCAGTGATCAAATCTTTTTTCATTTGCGGTTTACAGTAAATGAGCGGATTCGATTTAACCCATTTATCAGGTTCGAATAATTCTTCTTTACTATCTTGCTCCCACACTAAGCAAAGATAGTTATCACCACTTGTTCGATCCCAATCTCTTTCCATTGCTTCAACAGCCTTAACTTCATCCCTATGAAAAGGAACACTAGGATCAGGATACGCTGTTGAAATTTGAATAAATTGATGATTGTCTTGGCCATTTTGACCAGTCGTAATATCTGATACTCCTTGGGTGTCAGCAACTTTACCAAATTCATCTCCTATGGCCAAAGTGAAGTGGAAGCCATCATAACTTCCAGAATTATAAGTAATAGCATGAATTGTATTATTAGAATTTCTCATTCTGACTTGAGATGCTTGTGAACTTAAACTCTTTGGATCAATACCACATTCTTTGGCATAAGACTTAAATGGCTCAATTTGGATAATGTGACTCAGTGTGGTCTTAACATAACCCATTAATTTAGATGTTTGCTTAAAATTGATTGATGAAATTAGGTAATCTTGATTCTTTAATCCAATAGATGCAATCAAAAATGTATAAGCCATATAGACACCCATAAGAAATGATTTTCCATTGTGCCGAGCCATTGACAAAATTCCCCTAGTATATCGTTTTTGATTGTTTTTATCTTTCCACGCAACTAATTGAGAAAAAATAAAAACCTGTGAGTCGGTTAAGGCTACAGGTTTATTTGATTTAGCTTCAGGAACGATAGCAGCAAACTTCAAAAAGCGATCCAGCTCCGCAATGTCATAATGATAAGGAAAATCACGTTGATCCTGACGTTGCAAATCTCTTAAATGCCGAAAACAAGCTAATTTAATTTTATATGGTGCCATTACTGGTCCATGTAAAACAGCGAAACAGTATTTAGTACCACGATCGGTATATTTGGTGGCAATGTCCGTCCAATTAACTGCTTCAAAGGCACCTTGTACATCATGCGTTTGTGTTAAATCAATTTTCATTACATTTACCACCTCCATATTAATAAGCTAATGTTTTGCTAGTTATTTTTAGAAAATATTTGTATCATTGCTTGAGTTTCATCTTTAGTAAAACTCATAAGTAGTAGCCGAGAACTAACATAGCTTAAATTATAAGCCATATAAGCAAAGCTTCTTGATTTAGCTTCAAACCATTTGTCATCTTTAAATTTGAAATAAAGCATCAATCTTTTCCTTCTTGAATTAGTGCAAATAAAGCAATTATGATAAAAATTATTCCTATTATCTTTTCCATTTTCTATAATCCTTAAACCACATAACCAGCCATAGAATGAAAATCACTATAAATACAATTCCACCAATTATTAAACCAAGTATCTCCTCAAAATATTTCAATTGTGCATAATTATTAATCCAATTCATTTTTTAAAGAACTCCTTCATTGAATCTGTAATTGATTGTTTCTTCTCATCTGGTGCCTTGTACTCTATCATTTCTGATCGTGCTTTAGGACTCAATCCAAGCTCACGACCAATTGAATTTAACTTTGATAATGAGTCAGACATCATCTGATAAGCCGGATTTTTTCTATAGCCGGCAAAATCTCGATTAATTACCTCACCAGTCACAGGGTTAACTACCGTCTTAAACATTTTCTGCTGCAGTCCATCATCTTTAAGAGATTGTTGAGCTCTACGATAGACATCATATGCTGAACAATACTGCTGCAATAAATATTCATCTGCACGCAGGACTTTAGGATTTTTATTAAGATAGTTGGCCATCTTTGGCCATAAAAGTTTTCCGTACTTATCAAGCCATTTTGGAGCTTGTGTAGGCACTTTCGGCCTTGATAAATCAACTTTCGCCAAATTTGACCCCCCCTATCAAAAAGTTTCAAAAATGTTTGCGCATCACAAGAAAACGACACTGTTGCGGCTCCCTAAGAAGCAAAACATGGGGCGGGGCATTAAAAAATTATGTTTTGATAAACTATGGACTTCAAAAATTAAATTGCTCTAAGGGCTTCTCATACCCGTCTGGAACATTCATTAATTTAGAAATTGTTTTAATGTCCGTAATCTCAGGAACGGGTTTAATTTGATTATGCAAACCAGTCCCATAATATTTTTGTTCCCACCGTGTCTTCTTCGCGTGACAGTCACGACAGCATGTAACTAAATTATTAACGTTATCAATTTGATTAATATCAAATTCAACTGGAACAATGTGATCTACTATAGTTCCAGTTCCCTTAAGGCAATATCTACAGAGGTGGTAATCTCTTTGGAGAACTACCTTTCTGAGGTTCTTCCAAACACGGGTATGATAAAACTTATTTTGCTTTGCCTTAGTTGAATTACGATAACGTGTTACATGATTATATTTCCAACGTGTTTGTTTAGATTCATGATATTTATTTCTTCTGTCAAGATATTCCTGTTCATGACTAATATGTGTTTGACAATAGTGATTAGGCATAACAGCAAATGCATGACAGCCTAGATACTTGCATCGCCTTACTCGTGGCATTTTACATACTCCTTATTGTGAAAATAAAAAGAAGCAACTGAAACCTCAATTGCTTCTTCATTGACCGTTTGACACGTTCGATCCTGATGACTTAAAGCCATCTATACATATTGTAGGAATTGAACCTACACACTCAGTATTACTAAGATGCTTCCGTTACATAAATATGTACTGAATATTTATTAATCGATATACCTTACCATGATGTCAATCATAAAACAAACTTATAAATTAAAATTCATTACTACAATAAATATTCAAAAGGGAGTTACAGGATTTGAACCTGCATCTTCAGGCAATGTTTGACGTCTTACCTATTAGACTAAACTCTCATAATAATAGCAGCCAATAGTAATTTACTAAGCCTGCTATTTAAAATCACAAAAGGAGGTTAAGTACATGACTTACCGTATCAAGAGTGCGAATCAATTTCTCTCAATTAATTCACAATATCATAATAACTCATTATGTTCGGATAAATGTTAGATGAATGTTGTATAAATCTTGTATCAAAGTTGGATAAATGTTGTACGAAAGTTGTATGAATCTTGTATCAGATTTGTATTTATTTTGGAACTCTAAAATTAGGAATCCAATCTACTTGGTGTTCATGCCTCTTTTTCTGAACTTCAAATCGATTAGCAAATTCACACAGAGCACCAACTTTTCTTTTATCCAAAGTTGAAGTATCTATTCCCAATCTGTTAGAAACAGTATTTCTATCTAACTTGTAAAGACATAATAATTTAATGATCTCTCTATACTTCCTACCATCATTAGACATATGAGCATATGTATCAGCAACACATAAAAACACAGCAACATAGTTAATATGATCTAAAACCTTTTTCTCTTGTGAATTACCATTAGTGTGACTAGGGATGCTATTTAATTGTGGGCTAGTAATATCTGTAATCTGTTTATCAGCTCTACTCATAATTATAGGAAAATCATTAGTAAGAAACTGTTGAACATTAGCTGCAGTCTTTTTACGATCCCAATGCTCAAATTCTTTTAAATAATACATTTTGCTTAACCTACCTCATTAATTCATGCATCCCTAAAACTGTTTGTGATTAGCTATTCATGACTACTATGCTTAAAGCTTATTTTAGGAACTATCTTCAACTGAATTTCAAAACTCTCATTCATATCCATTGGATTAAATCCTTTAAATACAAGATGATGATAATCCGTTTTTGTAATTGGAACATCGCCAGAATTCAAGTTATATGCTGCAGCAATAATACTTGCAGCAATCTTCTGCATCCCGTAGTTCCAGGTCTTTTGATAAATATCTAAATCATCAATATTAATCTTCATGATTATTATCCTTTACGTACATCCCACAAGTTATGGCCTAGATATGTAATTGAATCACCATCATGAACAACCAATTCACCATGTTTAGTTTGAACTGTAGCAAGATACTGGCAAAATCTAATTCCTGAAAGTTCATAAAATTTCCAGCCATTGTTTGCTAAGAAAACTGATTTATATGTTTTATTCCATGTCTCTTTTGATTTTTTGGTTCCAACTTGAATATCAATATTTTCTTTCATTTGATCAACTTCCCTACCTAGTTTTGCAAAATAGTGCAAATAATTTTTCCAGCCATCGGCCACTGGATTAGACATTAAAGTTACCTCCAACATTGTAAACTGCACCTGAGGTTTTATCTTTTTTCATCATCCTTTTTAGATCATCCATTGAAGTATGGGAACTAATTACTGTAAGTTTCTTAGGCTCTAATAAATAAAAATCCCCAAGGAATTCATCCCCATAAAGACCATTCTTTTCAGTAGGGATGAAATATTCATCTGCTTCTTCATCATGAACAATTGAATCAGCATAAATGCTTTTGCCATTTTTATCAAATGAAATCCATTTTTTCTTATTTAACAAAGTAGTTATCCTCCAAATCATGAATTCTTTTAGCCAAAATAATGATACTGTCCCACAAAATGTTGTCTTGAGTTGTTGCTTTTTTATCTGTTGTTTGCATGTATTCCTTAACCGTGTTAAGCAATTTGTCGTTTAAATCATTGCTATTATGAATCTCATCTAAAAGCTCCTGGTTGGACTTTTCATTCTTATGATTAGAATACATGTTCATAGCCAGCAACACGGTCCACACGACAAAGATAATGTCATTTAAGTGATTAACTATCCAAAGCATCATTTCCAAATAGACCACCACCAGTGCCATGCTGATTCGAAGTAATACTTAATCTTCATCATTTAAATCTCTCCTGCAATTAGGGCAAAAATTAACTGGTTCATCAGTATGTCCTTCAATATCTTTACCGTCAATTTCTAGTTCACCTTTATTGTTAAGATAGCAAAACAAAAAATTTCTCTGATGTGTAGGATCATTTTTCTTTCGATAGTAAATTACGTATGTTTGACGATCTCTATTTTTGAAATTACAAAAATCACAAGGTTTCATTATTTTTCCTCCCTAAATTGTGCCGTATCAGGATTATCACTATTCAAAAACTTATTAACGAAATAGATTTGACCTTTGCCAGTTACCTTAGAAGTCTTGCTAATAGTCGTATGACCATCTGAATGAGTAATTACAGACTCTTTAACACGAAAGAGACCTCGTTCCATGGATTTTTGCGTTGGAGAGTTATAATCTGATCCGCGTCTCTTAATTAAGTAACCGTGCTCTCTTAGCCAGCGATATAAACGAACACCACCAATCTGCACACCATTTTGCTTTAAGATTTTAGCAAGATCATTGATTAGAATGGTTCGATTAGAAGCTGTTACGGCATCTGCAAATAATGCTTTAGGCTTCATTTGATGATTCTCAATCTTTAATTGAGTATTCTCATTCTGAAGAATTGCATAACCACGTCTAACAATTTCTTGTGGATCATTCCACTTTCTTTCAATTTCAATTAGATATTTACGATATTCTCTTCCTTTATCGGTATGACTCATTAAGCATAGTTGTTTGGCCATATCGATTGTTAAGGCATAATCTTGGATCGGCTTGTGACCACCATTTCCAACTACCGTAACTGCAGTTACGCTTGTATAATCTTCACCTAGTTCAAAATCTTTAAAATTTTGCTCAACCCATTTACTAAATCTAGTTGTTAATCCAAGTCCACGATGTAAATCACGCGCGGATACCAATTGCTGATCATTCTTAACTTGAATTTTTAGTAATTCTTCAGTCACTTAACTCACCTAACCTTTTGCCATTAACATTGAAATTGCATTTTTATACGTAGAACATAAAATATGAAAAACAACGTCGTCTTTACTAGTTCCTGTATCTGCTACAATTTGATCGCAAGCTTTATAGAATTCGGCTTTATTTTCATGTTCGATCGCACGCATAGCTTTCATAACTGTGTCTAGTCGCTCTTTATTTAAATTAATTTTGATACTTTTAATCTTCATGGGTATACCCTTCTACATCTATATACCAATTTGGACCTTGAAAAGTTATTTTCTGCTTCATTGGGACTAGCAATCTTGCATGGCTAAAAATTCCAGCATTAATTTCAACTGCAGTTCCATCAGGCCATTTGCGTAAACCATACTTTAATAAATCTGCTGCAGAATACTTTGCAAACAACTTTGCAGGTATATAAGATTTACCTGGTATAAAAGGAGTTCGATTATTCCATTTCTTTTGATCCATCATCAACTACTCCTTTATATAAAAAGTCAACGAGCAATTTCATAACGTAAGAAACCTGCAGCAACTCATCAGGCTCTAATGCTGAAGAACGCAAAATTGTTGTGCTCCGAGTGTGCCAGTCTGCTATGATTTCACAGTAATTTTCATCACACTCATCTTCAAAACTGATAGTAATCAACTGCAAAGTGTTTTTTACACGATCATAAGAAAAGCTAACATGGGCATCCCTGTAGAGACTGATTAATCTAACGAAATCACTTTGATTCATTCTTAGGCTCCCCTTTTTCATCAAATAATTCCACTTGCTTTGAATCATCAGAATTATCATCTAAATCTAGTTCTGTTTGATCACTAGTAATAACTAATTGAACAGAACCATTTTGACGAAACTCATTCAGCCATTGCCAATTGATATTGTTACCTGTTCCTGAAAAAGCAAGAGTCACATTACCCTTAGCATCTGCTTTAAAATTCTTAAATGTTCCATGCCATACAATCTTTTTAGCCATTTTCTTTCTCCTTAATTTTCATCTTTAGCTTTGCTACTAAAACTCCCGTTTTAGATAAATCTTTATCTGCAGTCAGCATTTTTTCATGATTTAATATCATTAATTCTTTTCGAGTAACCACTGCTAAATTATCTGGGTCAAAATTTTCTTTATTGCCATCTAAGAAAATAACAATTTGATCTTTAGATAACTTGGTACGATGAGCTTTTTCCCATACATACCTTTGATATAATTGCCATTTTTTGGGTTCGGCTACTTTGATAAAGGAATAGCCATCTTTATGATGTGCAATATAGCCAACTTCATGATGCTGAGGTGGAATAGTTCCTTTTTTAAACTGACCTTTGCCATTACTTAAATCAATATGTAACCCCTTATTCCAAGGGATGCTACCTTTAACAAAGGTGCCATCAGACCTTCTTATTGTCATCAGGTGCATCAACTCCAATCATATGAGGTAATTTAGAATTAGCATCTTCACGGTTATCCATGAATTTAGCTGCATCTAATACAACGCGTGCATTATCTACAATCGTATGGGCTATTCCATTCATAGCTTTACTACGATTAATTTCCTTGTTCATTTCTTCATCACTAATATCATCTTTGTCTAACCTAACTAGTTGGTTAAAAAGCATATTATTTAAATCTTCAAGTCGATTACTTGCCATTTTTATGCTACCTTTCACATTTGATCCAATTCAGCATCAATTATTTTTAAAAGTAATTTACCGTGTGTATCATGACTAAAGTCTTCTTCATCAGCATTAAAAGATTGAAGTAATTCAGGCATTTCATGATCATTAAAAAGAGCTAAAGCTTTCATAAGCATTCGGCCTATGACTATCTTCTTTTCTTTATCAGTCACAACATGACCATCATTTGCAGTTGCACTTTCAGTACAAACAAGTAATATTGCAGATCTAATAAAATCTAAAGCCATTGTCATATCATCTGCTTGCTGTAATGAGTCCAATATTTTCTTAATTGTTGCTTTTTCTTTCTTGCCCATTTATGACCATCTGCCCCATCCTTGATAACTAATTGGCGTATCAGCATTAACTCTTTTAACGCTGTCACTCTTATTTTGCTGAATGACATATTCAACTTGGCCACGTTTTTCTTGGTCATCTGGATTAAAGGTTCTAAGCCCAGGACTAACTCTTCTGATTCCACGTCTAGCTAAGGATGATGTTGTAAATTTAGCAAACAGCCAAGCTGGTGTAGTTGTAATTCCAGCAGGTAAGAAAACTAAAATCTTTTTTCTAGCTAAACTAATTTTTTCGTCTTCGTGATTAATTTTCTGCATCGGTAGCTGCCTCCTTATTCCATATTTCTTGATCTTTTAGTTCTTGATTAAGCATAGTAATCAAATAGCCAATTGGACTATTAACATACAGATTTCGGATTCGTTCATCGTATGCCTTGCATAGTTCATCTCTATTTGATTCTTGAAGCTGAGCAACTCTTGTCCTAATTTGTCTTAATTGTCTAAGATTTGGTCGATTATGTGTGCCGTAAAATTTGTCATAGAATCTTATTGATTCAAATAATTTAGACATTGTTTGAGTTATCTTTTCTTCTTCATCTTCATGATTTACTTGGTTTTGTGTAGTAGAGGAGGAAGAAGAAGAAGTATAAATAAAATTATTAAGTATTTTGTTATATGAGTATTTAGTTAAGTCAGTATTTAGTAGTGTCGGATTATCCAACGTAGGAAAAGCCTGTGTAGGAAAATCCGACTTAGGCTTAGTAGACTTATCCACAGGTTTCTTAGAAGCAGATTTTTGAACCTGCTTTTTAACGACTATCTTTTTCTTAGCTGCAGATTTTCTCTTTTGCTCGATCCAAGTCTTTTTAGGTGTGTCAGATAGCAACCAGGTACTTTTATTAGTAAGTTGGCCAAGTTCATTTCGAACACGACTTCTAAGCAAGTAGCCTGCTTTTTCAAGCTCATCTAAAGCGCTCATAGCCTGATCTCTACCACCCTTAAAGTGTCTAACCAATTCGGTGATAAAGAAGTTCCAGTCATCAGGTCTCGACCATAAGTAGCCGAATAACCCTTTCGCTTTTAGTGTTAAATTGGGATCTTCAAAAACATGATTGCTAATAACCATGTAACTCTTGTCATATACTCTTTTTAATTTTGGCATGGTGTTACCTCTTAAATAAGATTCCTTTTGTGATATAATCTTTGTAGATTCTTTTTGGTGTGCGTGTTACCTGATTTCAGGCAACACGCTTTTTTGTATTTTGGTCAAAAGTGATTCTTTTGACCAAATTTTATTATCACGATCAAATAAAGCATTGCTGTTCTTCAACAGATTATTAAATGTTTCGTTTGACATGCTGCAGCCTCCTACATTCCAACTGATAAAACGTCAGGGTTGCAGTACAAACCAATGATCGCTAAAGCGAATAAAGCGGCATAGCCAATTACAATACCTACTTCAATTACCGTTTTCATTTTTGTCATAGTTCAGTTCTCCTTTAATACTTTCAGATCGCGCAAGTGCGGATCTAAATGTTTTTCTTCAAAGTTTTTTGACTGCCAGATCAAAAACTTTTGCCACAACGGTTCAATGATAAATGTCGATCTTGTCGACACTCTCACGATTGCATCCGCATAAGGTGATGCTTCACACTGTTTTCTCCAAGTTGCCCACGTTTTATCTGCCAGATTGTAGTCTTCTTGGATTTGTTTTGGTGTTTTCCAGCCATTGGCCATCATCTATAATCATCTCCTTTCAGGTGCATGTATTCAGAAATGATAGCTTTCATGGCGTTAGGATCACTGTCCTGATCCAACTTGCGGCCGATATATTTTTTCATCTTTTCTAATAACTCTTTATCGGACATATTTTTCACCTCCTTTCAGGACTTTAATAATGACTAAATTAAGGCTAAAATTATTGCTATAATGGCTAATACTGCTCCAATAATCGCAATTATGTAATTTTTATCCATGAGGTATCTCAATGACTCCTTACGAAATTGTTTCAATTGCAATAGCTACTTTAGCTTTTGCACTCTCACTTTATTCAGCAATTAATACTTATTACGAGAAACATATAAAGACACGTGTATATTTACGTTGGACCTATGAGCTAGGTCAGCAATTAAATATCTGCTTGTTAGTTTCAAATATGTCTTCTAGACCATCGACGATTACTAATATTTATTTCACAAATGAAGATGAAACTGTTGAATCATCTTGGTTTCCAGTAAAACTAATATCACAGACTAGATTTAATAATGATAAAGTATTTGTCTTTAGTGACTGTACTCCATTAAATATTCCACCTAGATCGTCTAAAACCTTTGTAATAAGCTTTCAGAATCTCAGATCTACAAACATAATTTCTGACAAAATGAGATTTAAGTTTAAGATTGATAACGCTCAAAACATTATGGAATTTCATCCCAAAGTTGTTTTAGATTCTGAACAAATCAATTTTGCTTTAGAAAACAGACTGTATAACTAATCTTTTTTAGCCATATACATACCAATCAGTTGCAACCAAATCATCCAAGTTTGGATTCCAGCGTTTGGTTTTAAAATGTCCTTCTGCAAAAGGAATAATTAAAACGCAAGCTGTTGTATTGGTTGGCAAATATATTGATGGTCTGGGCCATAACTTTTACGAGTTATGCCACGACCTTCTTTTTTTGCCATTAAACAAGCCTCTCTAATATTCATTTTGTCGCCTCCTTACTTCTCTCTTAAATCATCTAGACTTACCTTTAATGCATCAGCAATCTTGCAAGCATTAGTAAAACTAGGATCAGACTACTTAGTTCGATAATTTCTAAGTGTGTTATCTGAAATACCTGTCATTTTCGATAAACGATAAATGGTAAGTGATCTTTCTTTTAAGATCTTTTCTACTACGTTCCACATTTTTATTTCATCACCTTCTTTGTCATATAATGAATTCATACTCGAATAAGAAGGTGAATTTTATGATTGATAATGAACAAAGAGCACATGATTTGACACTCTTAATCCTTCAAAATCACTGGGATGATTTAGAAGCTTATGGTGTCAAAATTCATGCTAAGCCTCATGTTTTAGATGCTTATGCATCTCTTTATCCCGAGATTTTGAAGTGGACGAAAAAGCAAAACTTTTAATCCATTTTGAATATTGTTTTTCAGACATCGGCTGTAATGCTGATGTCTTTATTTGTTTCCACAACTTTCTCGCATCCACATTCGGGCTAAGAAATTCCTTCAGCTCCTTTGGTGAGCCTTCAAGCGTGAGTTTCATATCATCGCCCCCTTACTAAATCTAACATAACGTTTAACTATGGGTAAAAGAAATATCACCTAAAGAAATGTTATAAATCTTTGAGAATCCTTCTGCCCAAGCAGGCGGCACTTTATCAGGATTGCTTTCAAAAGAAGCCACTCTTTGCCTAGAAATGGGCATACCGAAGTATGAGCTCAAGCTTTTAGCAGCTTCATTTTGACTTAATCCTGCATTAACTCTAGCAGCTTTTAAAGTGATTTTTGTATTGCTACTCATTTATTTACCACCTCCTTACGTCTTATATATTACCCTAACATTTTGTTATGGTCAATAAAAACCTAACTTTTTCCTAACTTTATGTTATTTTCTCTAACAAAACTGTTATACTAATAACAAAGAGGTGAGAAAATGAGTGCTATATCTGAAAATATAAAATTTTATAGATCTAAAAATTCTTTAACCCAAGCTCAATTAGCAGATAAATTAAATGTATCTGAACAGGCAGTTTATAATTGGGAACGTGGTACAAGAATACCTAGAATGGGCTATATTGAGAAAATGGCTAAATTATTCAATATTGAATCACCTGATATTCTTAAAGTTAATAAACAACCTACAAACATGAAGCCACTCTCTCAATCAGGGATGCACGCCGTTCGCATCCCTATCATTGGTACAATTGCCTGTGGCACACCTATCTTAGCTGAACAAAACATTGAGGGTTATACAACTGAATTATTTAATGAAAAACCTGATGGCACACTTTTTGTTTTAAGATGTCAAGGTGATTCCATGGAGCCCAAAATTCCCGATGGAGCTACAGTTATAGTACGTGAACAACCTACTGTCGAAGATGATGAGATAGCTGCAGTCTTAGTTGACGACAACACAGAAGCCACTTTAAAGCGTATTAAACACGTTGGTAAACAAGTAATGCTGATGCCAGAAAATAAAAAATACGATCCTATTCTTCTTAACGAAGAAAATCCTGGTCGTATCTTAGGCAAAGTTATTAAAGTTAGTTATGATTTGTAAGGAGTTTTAATTGTGCGGTTAAATCATGATTGTGTAAGAGATGTTCTTTTATTTATTGAACAAGAACATAGACCTGGTAGGTTTATCTCTCTTCAGCAATTTTTATCTGCTGATGTACTGTCAGATCATTACAGTGCGGATGATATTAAATATACCCTGCTTCAATTACTAGATGCTGGCTTTATCCAAGGTAAACCTACTTACACTTACAATTCACTTGCTATGTTTTCATGTGGCGGATTAACTTGGAACGGTTGCCAGTTTATAGACACAATTCGAGATAATAAGGTTTGGCATCAAACAAAAATTGCTGCTTCGAAGTTAAGTAGTGTATCAATGACAATATTATCCAGTATAGCAACTAAGGCTTTATCCAAGATCTTAGGACTTTAAACTCTATACCATCAATAAATTTATAAATATTATGGGGTTTATGTCCTAATATTTTAGTACAAGCCTCATAATCAGCTTTGTCAAAATGTTCTAATGCCATAGCATCTCCTTCAGTAATGGATGATACCATTAGTAGCTTGTTTTGACCGTCTTCTTTTGTGAAATAAATAATATCTTTTAACATTTTAATCACCTAGCAATATTATACATTATCGTCCACAGTGACGTTAAGCCTG